CAGATCGCCTACCCCTGATTTGAGATTTCTACAGCGGCATGTTGCAACAGCCCCTCTAGCGCGGCCTTCACCGTTTGTCGGCGGACCTCGTCGCGGTTACCCGGGAAGAATCGCTGCTCACTGATGACCGTCTCGCCAACGCCCCAGGCCAGCCATACAGTGCCCACTGGTTTGTTCGGCGTACCACCATCGGGGCCGGCCACGCCGCTGACCGCCACGGCAAAACGCGCCAGGCTTTTTTGCTGCGCGCCCCGCACCATTGCCTCGACCACCTCGCGACTGACCGCCCCCACCGTTGCGAACAGCTCGGCCGGCACACCCAGCTGCTGAGTCTTCTGGCGGTTGGAATAGGTGACATAACCCGCCTCGAACCACGCCGAACTCCCGGGAATGCGGGTGATCGCCTCGGCAATCCCGCCTCCGGTACAGGATTCGGCCGTGCTCACATGGGCATTGACCCGCTGCAGGCGTCGGCCCAGTTCAGCGGCCAATTCGGTAATGTCGTCCATGATGCTCTCCTGATTCGATGCAAGGGCCCTACCGTACACGAGCATTCCAGGCTTGCAAGGCTCGCCGGATCAGCGCCCCAATGCCCTGACGTACGCCTGACAGGCCTGCAGAGCGATCAATCCGCGATCCCCTTCGTCGGTGATGGCGATAATTCGTTGAGCATGCGCCGGGTCAAGTCGGGCGCGTGGGGGGCCATGATCCACGCCGCCGGCGCTGGCGGTGGCAGGCACTGCACAACCGGCGGCAACATCGTCGGCGTCGAGGAGGACTGACAGCCGGACATCGGCAGTAGCAAGACGATCGCGCAAGCGATCCTGATCACGTTGGGCATCGCTCAAGGCTCGGTAATGGGATTGTTCGCTGGCGGAGAGTTGTTGTTCCAGCGCTAGGCGTTTGTCTTGCTCGGCCTTTTGCTCAATAGCTGCCGCCTGGGTTATTTGATTCAGCGTCTGCGCCTGGACCTGGGCCGCTTGCGCCAGTTTCCGGTCATAACGCCACGCCTGGACTTGCCAGGCCAACACCGCCGGGCCGCCGGCCACCAACGCCAGCAACACAGCGACGCCAAGGGTGCGGGAAGAAAATGGCATCAGGTCGAAGGCTGACATAACACCGCCCTCGCCCGCGCCCAGAGTTGCAGACGATCCTGCAAGCCATTCAAACCGCCGTTGATACGGCGGGTGATGGTGTTGAACTGATCGCGGTCGGCCAGTTCGTTCAAACCGTTCTGATTCCAGAACCAGGCGGCAGACTCAGCCGCCCATTGCGGTTGCTCCAGCAGTTGCGGCAATGCCAGCAGTCGTTCATCGCCGAACAAACCCAGGCTGCAACGTCGATAATTGTCACGTCCGGTAATCTGAATCAGGCCGCGACCACGATATTGCTGACCGTCACCGTCGGCCTGGGGCGTATTGCCCAAGCGAACGGCCAACGATCCCGTGTCGTACCTGCTGAGATATTGCTCACTGCCGAGTTCGCGCACATAGCGCAATTGCCCTGATTCATGGCCAACCTGGGCCAGAAACGCGGCCATGCGTTTGGGTGTGTCGACACGATGGCGCGACATCGCGGTGTTTAGCGCGGAAACAAAAACGCCCGCTTGGGCGCGGGCGTTGGGCATGATGTTGATGAGTTGCTGTTGGGTAACTTCCATAGATCAGTTCATCGAAGGCGTTATTGAAGTTGCTCGGCCAGCCAGGGTGGCGCGACCGGACGATATTCAGCAGTAGGGAAAAGCTCATGCTGTGGCCATTCCCTGAGGGCCCGTCGGTACGTCTGCAGTTGTGTGTATTGCGTCTGGTCCAGTGTGGTGCCGCTACCGTCGTCCATTTCATCGCGATCCCGCGCGACGAGACGGTCCGTTGCCGATAGCTGGGCATTGCGCCACGCATACTCGTTTTCAGCAGCTTGGCCTGACGTCAGAGGAGGTGGATCTACGAGGACGGGATAACCATTGTCAGGATTGACTGCAATTTTCTTGGGCGACATAGCCAGCTGCTGAAGCAACGACAGCCAATAGGCCCTGGGGACTTCGATGACATCTTCTGGGATATCCGAAGTATTGATACCCGGGACATAAGCGCCGCAGGTACTTGGACTGAACAACACAGTGAATTCGTTCACTCAATACCCCTTCGCAAAATAATATACACCCCACCCGGCCATCGCCTGTCCATCCATATTGCGAACCCGGAAACGACAGCCCTGTTTAGTACCGCTTCCTCCAACGAGAATAACCACCGCACCATCACCGCCGACATGGTTGGCTACAACAGAAGCAAAAGCGGTTGGAAATGAAATAGGAAAAGTGACGAACACATCGCCGTTAGCATCGGTCGTGCCGGCTCCCCATTGGTCGATAATCCCACTGGCGTATTTTTGATAACCCGGATTACCGAGATGACCTGAAAACAACGAGGTGTACTTCAGCACAATGGTGCCGCCGATCAGCCGCCATTGGTTGTCGAGTTTGACGAACTCCGCCGTTTCACCCCGCCCCAGATCGACTGGCCCCAAGGCGGCACTTGACGAACCTATCGTATCGGCAGCCGAGGCCGTCGATATGGTGACCACGCCGACACCAACGTTAATAAGTGTCAGCGTCGCCCCATGCATGATCCCGGTAGTGCCAGGCAGCGTGACGCTGATCGGCGTAGCACTGGCAAAACTGACGGCTCCGCCGATGTGCGCCAGTGTCAACGCGGTATTGGTTGCGTACGCAGCAAAGCCGGAATACTGCAGCCCGCTACGTCTCACGAACTCCGTGGTGGCTACTGACCCGTCACTGTCAAACTGCGCGGCGGTGGTAAATAACCCGTTGCCACGCAACGCCGTCAAAAGTTGATTGCTCAGTTGTTCCGAGGGTGTCAGCCCGGCGGCTTGAATGACATTGAGCATCTCCTGCGTGACGCCATTGCCCCAACTGGCGGGGATCAAAGACCCCGGCGTCCCCGTCAAGGGATCCTCATCCACAAACCTGCCATTCACTAAACCCGCACTGGGCACACTTCTTGGATAGTCCACATTGTCCTCCCTTGATATTCAAACAGCCAAAAAACAGGCAATAGAAAACTGCGCCTGTTGATTCGCCCAACAGAGCCCGAAAAAAATTGAGAAGGTTTAAGCGGTTTGGTCCGTGCCGCTTTAAGCCGCAGACTCAGGCACGACCGGCCAGTTGATGTCGGTTGGAAAACCGGTTTGGTGCTGGATACGGTTCAACTCGACGCAGTAGAGCTTCCACTCCATCAGGGCCAGTTGTTCCTGGTCGTTGGCATCGCCGATGTCTTCGGCGTATTGAAGCGGTGCTATACGCAAAACCGCCTCACGAAGAAATGTATCGCGCTTGGCCAGAACTTGAACCTTGGTATCGTTCAACTGAGATTCGCCATCGAACTGCCAGGCATTATTAGTCCAGATATAGTAATCGCCAGGCCATGGTTCAGCTGTAAAAGCTTCCGGCAACTCTCCAAGCTCACTCCAAATCTGTTGCCCTCCATCGTCCTTGCGATACACCACCCCGCGACAGTCAACTACCTCTCTAGGAACGTTATTCACCAGCGCCCACGTACGCCCGTTCTCAGATGAGGGTAGTTCAAAGGAAAGCTCAATGGCATTACTGGGAAGTTGAACACCAATACCTGGCGTCACGGAAAACTCTACGGGGCCTGACAAGACACCCGCTCTGTCAAATAGATAATAAAACACAAAGCACCTCAAATAAGTTTTATACGCGCTGGATAGGCTATGTTGCGCGGACGAGATTTAAAGGAATAGAGCAATGTATTGGCCGGATCCATCTGGTAAGTGGTCCCGGTGGGAAAAATGGGGCCACCGTTTACTAAATCTCCTATGATTTTAATTTCCTCACGGGTATTAGCACCGAATCCGGTAAGGCTATCGGACCATCTTGATCCAACCGCACCCGCGCCTTGGGCTCCTAATGCATGGGAATGAACAGTGCCAGGTTGAAAGGTACCCATTGTCCGCCCAACGTCTACCGAACGCCCTTCGTCCAAAACTCTTAAGAACTCCCCTCGCCCTTCAGGGCCGCGAAAGGTTAGCGCTCCATCACCAGTGGTCCATCTGCCTTCATTGCCTTCCCTAGTGGCTTCGATGCCAAGCATTCCGGACTGCTGGGCGTGATCCCAGAGCCAAGGCCATTCAGCACGCTTCATGATCGTGCCATTTAGCGCACCGTAGCCTCCCGGGCTCAGTTGGATGGTCGTCTCAAAAAAGGGGCGACCCAAGGGAGTGTTATCAAACCTCCCTACGGGCCACCAGCTCCCAGCACCGTCACTGCGCAAATGCCACCAGTCACCGCCGCCCATCAACACCAGAAATGGATAGCCAGCGACCGAAAGATGAGTATGAAATCTTATTCGATCGGTACCGGCAGTCTGAACCACAAGGCGATTACCGCTGTTATCAAGACGTCGAACGATGACGTCCCGCACACCCAACCCTGCATTCGCCGAAGGCAAACTAACAGTAGAAACACCAGCACTAGCATCAATCAGCACCAGCCCCAGCTCGTCGGCTGTCAGCGCTTTAGAAGCCGTTAACCGCGTCACCACCGAACGCATCGGGCTGCTACGCCCGAGAATAGCCTGCAACGCCTTGATCAACTGGCCGGTGTCCGCTTCAGACGGTGTGATGCCAGCGGCGGAGATCACGCCCAAAATCTCCTGTGTAACGCTGTTACCCCACACGGCGGGAATCAAAGATCCCGGCGTGCCTTCAACGGGATTTTCATCCACAAACCGACCGTTCACCAGCCCGACGCTGGGAACGCTTTTTGGATAGTCCATCTCTCTACTCCTTAGTCATAATTGATATGCACCCGCGTATGCGCCGGCGCACTACGATGAATCAGGCACTCGAGCGCCGATCCCGGATTGACGCCGAAACGCTCCCCCCAATAGCTGGCGCCAAAACGTCGGCCGAGCAGCAGGCGGCCGCCGGTGTTGAGG